TGCCCAAGCATTGTTGCGCCTCGAGACCGACACCGAGGAGATTTCCGTCCCCCCCACGCCGGGTAGTGACATCGAGCTACCAGGAGCTGAGGCTGAAGGAGAGAGACCCGGCCAAGAGGGAACTTTGGATCCACTGAGTCAGATTACGGACCAGCGGATAATCGTCGACTACATTTTCTGGAACGACTTCTTGTGGTCTCCTTGCCGTGTCTGGGAAGAACGTCGCTGGGTTGCAAGAAAAGCGTACATGACGCGCGAAGAACTCATCGAGCGGTTCGGTGAGGAGAAGGGTCGTTCCTGCCCACTCAATTACAATCCTACGAACGTAGGGCAAGTAACACAGGGATCCACGCCGAAAGAGGACATCCTCAAAAAGGCAGTGGTGTACGAGATTTGGGACCGTACAACCCGTAAGGTATTCTGGTATTCCAAGGGTGCTAGGGAAATCCTTGATGAGAAGGGCGACTTTCTTGGCTTGAAGGGTTTTGAACCTTGCCCCCGTCCGATGCTGGCGAATCTGTCTACGTCGAACACCACGCCTCGTCCTGACTACTACATGATCCAGGACCAGTACACTGAACTGGACACGATCAACAACCGTATCTCCATGCTTATCCAAGCATGCAAGGTAATCGGCGTCTACGACAAGTCAGCCCAGGGTGTTCAGCGGATGCTGACAGAGGGCTATGACAACCAGTTGATCCCTGTCGACAACTGGGCGATGTTCGCTGAAAAGGGTGGGCTCAAGGGCCAGATAGATTGGCTCCCCCTCGAAAGCGTGGTTACCAGTCTGCGGGAACTGAACCAGGCCCGAGAAGCTATCAAGGGCCAAATCTATGAACTTACTGGAATCGCGGATATTGTTCGCGGTGCCTCGAAGGCGTCTGAGACCCTCGGGGCCCAGCAGATCAAGGCCCAGTTCGCTTCTGTTCGCATCAAGAAACTCCAAGATGAGGTTGCGCGGTTTGCAGCTGATCTCATGCGGATCAAGGCTGAGCTCACGGTCAAGCATTTTGACCCCGAAATGCTCATCAAGAAGTCAAACATCATGGCGACAGGCAATGATGAGTACGTCGGACAAGCCATGGAGCTCCTCGCCTCTGAGGAAGGTTTCGAATGGCGCATTGAGGTCAATGCTGACACCCTTGCTCAAGCAGATTATGCAATGGAGAAGCAAGACCGTATCGAGATAACTGCTGCCATCAGCAAGTTCATGGTCTCCATGGTCCCCCTCTTGCAGCAAGCTCCTGGTTCTGCGCCTCTCTTGCTGCAAATGATGAAGTGGACCATCGCTGGATTCAAGGGTGCAAGCGAGATCGAGACGACCATCGACAAGGAGATCGACAAGTTGGCGCGTGGTGCTATGACTCCGCAGCAGAAGCCTGATCCACATGCTGCCAAGATCCAGATGGAGCAGCAGAAGATGCAGGCTGAGCAACAGATGAAGCAGGTTGAGGCTCAGCAGAAGGCCCAAGCTGAGCAGCAGAAGGCTCAGATTGAGCAGCAGAAGGCCCAAGCCGAGGCGCAGTTGGAGCAGCAACGTCAAATGATGGAAATGGCAATGGAGCGGCAACGGCTCCAAATGGAGCAGACAGCTGAGAAGTCACGTCTTGAAATGGAACTCATGTTTGCGCGGCTCATGAACCAAGAAAAGCTACAATCTGCGCAAGAACTAGGTCAAGCAAAGGTGGATGCAGCAAATGCAATGCCTAAAAAGCCCAAATCGGCAGTTTGATGCGTCCCAAGTGGCTGCCATCAGGTCCTCCCCCACATCGGCGGGAGTCCTTGCAGACTTACTTGGAGTTTCTCGTAGCTGTATTTGCAAGATTCGCAAAGGTTTTATCTACAAGGAGATAAGAGATGCGTCAAAGTTGGGTGTACCCTGCCGACGGTAGTGATCCAGTCAAGAAAGAGGACTACTATGCGCCTGTGGCACCTGGTGGAATTACCGTCCTTCCAGATCTACCAGATTTCGTCAGCCCAGTAGATGGGAAATACTATTCTGGCAGAGCTGGTATGCGCGAACATTGTGCTCGTAACAATGTTGTGCCTACTGCTGACTTGAAGGGTCTCCCACTTCAGAAGTGGGATACTGACATGCGTTCTAGTTCTGAAAAGAAGCAATCCGCCGAGCATCGCAAGCAAGTGCTCATTCAGCAAGTTAACAAACATTATAGGTAATCCAAATGGGACTTGAAGACCGTAGAGCCACCGTTGCAGCAGCTATGGAAGCTGCTGAAGAAGGACTCGACCATTCAGCGGCTGTTGAACAAGTGATCGCCGAAGTTCAGGACGATTCGGCCGTCGATAAAACGGCCACCGAGGACGTTAAAGGAGCCCACGTCGCGACGACGGAGGGGGGCCCTGATGCACCTACACCGAAGAATTCGGACGCGCCTGAGGCTCCTAAGTCAGCGGATGTCGTTACGAAGCCCGACGAGGATACGGCACCCATTTATCCTGTCGAAAAAGCACCACAGTCTTGGAAAGCAGTTCAAAAGGCTAAGTGGGCAACACTGGATCCGGACATCCGGCAAGAGGTCATTCGTCGCGAGCGTGAGACCACTACAGTGCTGAACGAGAGTGCGCAGGCTCGACAGTTTACGCAGCAGTTCAATCAGGCAATCCAGCCGTTCCGAGCTAGGTTGGGCAACGCTAACCCGGTGCAAGCAGTACAGAACCTGTTGCAGGCGGACTACTTGCTGGCTACTGCACCAAAGACAGAGAAGGCGCAGTACCTTGCAAAGCTCATCAAGGACTATGGTGTTGACATCCTCGAGTTGGATGCTGCTCTCACCAATTCCTCCCCACCGGACCCAGTTGAGCATCGGGTTGAGCAGCTTCTGCAACAGCGTCTTCAACCATTTCAACAGTTCATCTCAGTGCAGCAGCAACGTGAAGAGTATGCGAAGCAGCAAGAGATGCAGAAGCTTAACCAGACAGTTGATGCCATGTCGACTAGCCCAGAGTATCCGCACTTTGAAGAGGTGCGTGATACAATGGCCGATATTGTCGATCTTATGGCGAAAAAAGGTGTGTCAATCGATCTGAAATCAGCGTATAATAGGGCTGTTGCGATGGATCCGACCCTTAGCCAGGCGGCTGCCACTTCCGCAGCGGCACAAGCGCAAATAGAGTTAGCAGCTAAGGCAAATGCCAAAGCTCAGCGGGCTCTGAAAGCATCTGTGTCCGTTGGAGGTGCCCCTGGTGGCTCAATTGGTGGAAAACTGGACGCAAGTGACAGACGTGCAGCCATATTGGCGGCGTATGAGGCGGTTGGTGGAAGGTAATTCCGCATCCACGACAGTCTACCAGGTTTCTTCATCAACTCTCCTATAGGAGCCCATCATGTCTTTCCCGAATACATCGGTCAGTGACGTCATCGCCACGACTATCCAATCGCGTACCGGCATCATTGCCGATAACGTGACCTCGAACAACGCGCTTCTGATGAAGTTGAAGTTGCGCGGTAACATCAAGACGTTCTCAGGCGGTAACACGATCTTGCAAGAGCTCTCGTTTGCTGAGAACGGCAACGCCGGTTGGTACAGCGGGTATGAAACCCTGCCGATCGCCGCGCAGGACGTCATCAGCGCTGCTGAGTACACGATCAAGCAAGCCGCCTGCCCGGTGACCATCTCCGGTCTCGAGCAGTTGCAGAACGCTGGCAAGGAAGCGATCATCGACCTGCTCGATGCCCGCGTCCAAGTCGCCGAAGACAGCATGGCCAACTTGATCTCCACCGGTCTGTACTCTGACGGCTCTGCCGCCGGTGGCAAGCAGATCGACGGGCTCAAGCAGCAGGTCATCTACACCCCGACCAACATCGTCGGTGGCATCAACCGCGACACCTGGGCTTTCTGGAAGAACCAGATTCTGGACATGTCGACCGACGTGGGTGGGGTTGGTTCGGCTGCGAACATCCAAGAAGGCTTCAACCGCATGTGGGCCAAGCTGGTTCGCGGTGCGGATCGCCCTGACCTGATTATGGTCGACAACGTGTACTGGGGCTATTACATGGCCTCGCTGCAGAACATCCAGCGTTTCACCGGAACGGACACCGCCAAGCTCGGCTTTGTCTCGGTGAAGTTCATGGACGCAGACGTGGTGCTTGACGGCGGCTTGCACACTGGCTCCAACACCGGTGTGCCGGCTAATCATGCGTACTTCCTCAACACGAAGTACATGTTCTATCGTCCGCACGCGAACCGCAACATGGTCCCTCTGTCGCCGGGTCAACGTTACAGCGTCAACCAAGATGCTGCCGTCCAGATCCTCGCGTGGGCTGGCAACCTGACCTCCAGTGGTCTTCAGTTCCAGGGCATCATCCAGGACTGATCGGGTACGGGGAGCGCCTGGGGCAGCTGAAAAGTTCAGAGCGGTTCGAGACCGCCTGGCCCCCCTCCTGAAACTCTCACAAGGAGAAAGACATGACTGTAGCAAATGTGTGCTCACCTATCGGAAAAGGGAGCG